AATGGCATTGAAGAGGTCAGCGGTTCGAACCCGCTATGCTCCACCAAATAAAGCCCGCAAGTTAATCGCTTGCGGGCTTTTCTTTTGCTTATTTTCAATGAGTTATGAAGAGAAATAATGCCTTCTGAGGAGTTTGCGGCGATTTTCAAAAAGGTGTGTCATTTTCATGATTTGAGGCTTTTTCCGTTGAATTTCTGAAAATAATAGACATAAAAGACAAAGAATTCGCCTATGGGACGGTCTCTCAAGTTTGCAATCCACAAAACGAAGCGCGGCAAAAAGACTCTGTATAGGATCTGGCTTCCGGCAAGGTTTTCCGCAAGTGGCAAAATTACGGCTCTCTATTATGAGACTCGTGATGAAGCAGCGCGCGATCAGATGATGCTACGCGATCGCTTTTCACAAGGCGAGCTATCGGATAATAATGTACTGGCTCCCACTCAAATACGTGAAGCCAAGGATGCATATGGGTTACTAAAAGATTCTGGGTTGGGTTTGTCTCTTCTTGAGGCGGTAAGGATTGGTATTGAGCAGCAGAAGGCCAGGATGGCCGGCCTGTCTGTAAATGAACTGATGACGAAGTATAGGGATGTGGTGTCTGCTGACAGGGGGTGGTCGGTGAAGTATGAGGGAAATTGGCGCCATTATTCTTCACGTTTTGTTGAGGTGTTTGGCAATAGGAATGTGGCCGATCTTGAGGCGCATGATATCAGGGTGTGGCTGGCCGATTCTTTTAAGAGTGCGACGTATTTCAATTCTGCTCTGGGGGTGTTGAGTCCGGCGTTTACCTGGGCGGTGAAGCAGGGGATCATTTCCAGGTCTCCGTGGAGTCAGATTGAGAAGAGAAAGATTGTTTCTTCAGATAGCGTGGATGTGTTCACGGTGGAGGAAGTCAAACGTCTTCTGGCTTCGTGCAGGTCTTACAAGGATGAGGAGGGGCACCCGATGGCTGGTGAGGATGGCCATGTTGAAGCGATTTACAAGTTGGATTGTACGGATGCTTTGCTTCCGTTTGCTGTGTTGTTGTTCGCAGGGATTCGTCCGGAGGAGTTCCAGAAGTTGACGTGGGATCACGTGCTGTTGGATGAGGGGTTTATTAATGTTCCTCCATCGATCGCGAAGACTCGCGAGGTGAGGCATGTGACGATCAAGGATAATTTGAGAAGGTTTTTTGAGGCTGTTCCGGAATCAGATCGGAAAGGTCTTTTGAGGCCGACGAATTGGGTGAGGAAGGCGAAGATTGTGCGAAAGGCGGCCGGCCTTCAGAACAGGTCCGATGCAGCGCGCCATTCGTTTGCGTCGTATTCTCTGGCAATTGATCCGAATATTGACCGTCTCCGTGAAGATATGGGGCATGCCAAGGGCTCGGATATGCTGTTCAAGCATTACAGAGCTGCTGTCTCAAAGCAGGCTGCCGAGGAGTATTGGCAAATTGGGTTGGAGGAGATGTGAGACCATTTTGTTGGATGTCACAAAATGGTAGGACTTCTTGGATTAAAGTCTGGAATCTGCCAAGCGGGTGCAGTTCCAGGGGTGAGGGCTATTCGTAGTGTTTGCGGAGGGAGCGGATGAAGATGGTTGCCGTTTCTTCGTCTACGGAATAGATGATGCGGTCTTTGGTGTTGATGCGACGGGACCAGTAACCGGAGAGGTTGCCGACAAGCTGCTCGGGTTTGCCTTTGCCGGCATAGGGGGTTTCAAGTATTTCCAGCAATAGGGCGGTTACTTTCTGCGCAGCCTTGCGATCTGCCTTTTTCCAAAAGGCGAGATCTGACAGGGCTGTTTTTGAGAATTCAAGTTTCATGCTCCAGGGGTGTTCATGAAGTTCATGAGGTCATCCGCTGTCATGACGATGGTTTCCCCACGGCGTTTTTCTTCGAGGGACTGGTCCAGGTGGCGTATGTTGGACGGGGTGTCTAGCTGGTGGATTGTTTCCATCCACGAGTCGTATTCTTCACGGGGGATCATGACTACTTCTCGCTGTCGCGATTTGATGATGACGGGCACGGAATCGTCGACGCAGGTCTTGATGGTATCGGCCAGATGCTGCCGGGCTTCACTGTATGAAAGGGATAATGGGGTCATGAATAAAACGTACAAGTTTTCTGTACTCTTGTCAAGTGATCTCTCGGAGGGAGGGCTGACCTGTTTCTGTTTACGCAGTCACGCATTCTGCGCGATACTCGCCGCCTGCTTAGCAGGCCACCCCGGTCGCTTTTTTGTGTCTTCCAAATCCTAGAACCAATTTCTCCATGATACATTTGACTTATGGAGGTAGATGTGTGTAGGATACATAGGAAAAATATGGTAGGCCGCAATATAAAAACCCTGTTACGTTATCCGGGAGGAAAGCAGAGATTAGCCCCATTTGTGGCGTCGTTGATTGCGGAGAATGGTTTGGAAGGTTGTGATTATGTAGAACCCTATGCGGGCGGAGCAGGAGTTGCTATGGAACTTTTATTTTCTGGAAAGGTAGCTAGAGTCCATCTCAATGACAAGTGTCCTCAACTATTGATGTTTTGGGAATCTCTCAGAGATGATCCAGAAAGATTTGCTCATCGGATCGATTCCGCTGTTTTGAATGTTGATGAGTGGAAAAAGATGAGAACCATAATACAAAGGTTTGAGAATTATTCTCGCGAAGATGTAGGGTTTGCTTTTTTTTATTTAAATCGTACGAATTTTTCTGGAGTAATCAGTGGTGGGGTTATTGGCGGACTTGAACAGAAAGGTAATTATAAAATGGATGCTCGATTTTATCGGGAGAGATTGGCGAAATTAGCCCGATCCTATGCATCATTTTCAGATCGTATCTTGCTTTACCATGAAGATGCGATCAATTTTATCCAACGTATTCCTTTGATGTCACAAGGAAAGTGCTTTGTCTATTGCGATCCTCCATATTACCATAAGGGACAGCAATTGTACTTAAATTCCTATGGACACAATGATCATGCCAATGTAGCTCAAGTGATCAAAGAGGTATTATCCAATGAACATTGGATTGTATCGTATGATACTGAAGAAGCGATTCGCGATCTTTATGCAGGATTTCGTCAGTTCATATTCAATTTACAGTATAGCGCACGCACTAAAGTCATGGGCAAAGAAGTTTTTATTCTTGGGAACAAGGTGAAGATGCCGGCGACTCCGTGCTTGGAGCTTGTGCCTGTGGTGTGACGGACTCAAAAAGAGTGACTAGATGGGGAGTTATATTCTCGATCAAAGTTGTGATGTCTTCCTGGCTTGGTTGCCAACTATCACAATGAACAAAATTATTGAGTTGATCACGGGCAGATCCAGAGTTTTCTGTATTAGCTACACGATTCAAAAATTCATGGGTTTGAGGGAATTGTTTTTTGAAAAAATCTCTGCGATACAATTCTCTACAATAATTTTTTAATTTTCCAAGTGGATATAGTTCAAGTCCCATTGTTCGTATTGCGTGTTTGACTGCATATTCTAATATACATCGGAGTAGGAAAGCTGATGCATTAGGGAGAAAAGAATTCTTTTTTGTAATTTTACTGAGTTCTTCAATACATCTGATTGATTTATAGCATTCAGATTTACAACAAGATTTTTTTATATTATCTATGCATTCTGGAATAAGGTTTATTTTTTTATTATTAGATTTGCGAGGAGAAGTTTGATCGGTAGATGGAGATGAAGGATTTTGATTTTCAGATGAATTCCGAATTTGTTGTTCAAAATTCATCTTGCTTAACCTTTCCTGCTTATCTACATCTTCAACAGGGTAGAGGTGATACTCAGTTGTGAGCTTTCCCGGGAATGATCCATCGCGGACATCTGAGTATGTAAGATAATCCTTATCATCTGCTTTCCCTAATTTCATGAGCAGCTTTGTTATGTTATCAACTAGATCTACATCAAGATTATGAGGATACAGTTTACTCAGCTCATCTATGTTCAGATTAAGGACAGATTCCAGTTGACCTCTTTTCAGGGTTTCCTGTAACAATGTTAGGGGATAATCTGTTGTCCATTTGTGAAAAAGCTCAACAGATATTTTCTGTTTGCAATAATTAAGAAAATTGTCGATTAATACAATATAAGGACTATTTGGATTATCATATCGATGTCTCATGAGAATACCCCAGTCCTTGCCTGATCCTGGAGCATTTTTAACATGCTCCATCTGAATAAAGGCTATTGCTTGTATGTCTTTTTCTGACGATGCTTCGCAAAGAGGAATTTTTTTATTCTTATCTTTCCAGATTTCACTTGTTTTTTGTATGGTTTCTCGTATTGATGGAGAAATATTTTTCAATTTTTTAACATCAACATAGCCTAATAATAACTTCATAATTGCTGTTCGTCGATTTCCATCCATGACTTTAAAACGTCTTCCGACTTTAAGTGCAACAATTGGTTTTGATGGAATATATCCTTCCCGCTGGATGCGTTGCATCGTTTCTAAAAAATCTTTAGGATCGTCTGCAATTAGAGTATCTATTAGTTTGTTCTCATGCATATTTTTTTCATATGGAATACGTGGATTCCGGACATCAAGATAAAGACGATTTACTGCAATTTGTTTAGAATGTTCCATTATTTATTTTTTGGGTCGAATATTTTTTTAATAAGATTTATTCAGAAAATTATATCGTTATTTGATCATGTCGAAGTTGTCTAAATAATAGTAATCAACTTCTTCGGTGATGTTTCCGTTGTAGAATTCGAGTTTCCCGTTATTCATTCTGATTTTAATGGATACATTACCGTTTGGATAACTGATGGCGCCTTTTCTGATGAGTCGTTCTAAATCAATGGAACTTAAAATTATGTAGCGATTGATGTAAGCGCTGTTTGTCAGGTATCTGAAAACAATGGTGTAAAAAATATTTGTATTTGTGTTGTTGACAAAGTTGTTTGGCTTTATTGTGACGGATATTTTGTTGTCAGCAAACAGGGTTGTCTTTACTTGGATGAAAAAGAATTTGTCATTTTTTGAAGCTGTGATGTCAATTCCTTCATCAACGGACATGATGCTGGCACTGTAGCCTCTGAATAATAATTCGCTGACTACTGCAAATTCTCCTGCTTTGCCGAAATATAGTTTTCCGGTATTTGCCGTTATCCCTGTTTCATTGAAGGATGATGCTTGAGGCTGTTGCTGTGCAGGAAATAGAGGGAGAGCAGTTTGTGAGTTTTTGTCTGGGCGGATTGAGGATTTTATCTTTTTAGGAGGAGCAATAGAATAGACTCCTTTTTTGGGACGTCCAGTTTTGGGGTTGATCGTTTTTTTGTAGATTTTGTTTGTTTTGCTTTTGACGCTGGCAGCAAGAAATGCATTCACCCTTTTTTGGATATCCGTAGATTCCTGGTCTTTATACTCATCAATATTTGATTTAATGTATTCTGTAATTTCATTCACATGAAGAGACGATTGGTTCTTCAATTTGAATACAAGTGCAATAGCTTCTTTTATGGTCATGATTATTCGGAGATGAATTTGAGGAGTTTCCCTATGGTTCCGCCGAGGGCTTCGATGTCAGAGCCAACGTCGGAGAGAAGGCTTTTGAGGTGTTTGAGCTTCTGTTCTGCTGTTTGAGCTCTCTGCTGCCATTCGGATTCCTGAATGTTTGCTGTGTCGGTAGCTTGGATGGGGACATCAGAGACACCCCAGAGGTAGTCCATGGAGACACCAAGAGCAGATGAAATTAGGAAAAAACGTTCAGCTGACGGTATAGATTTTCCTTTAGTATAGTCTGAGATCGTCGCTTGACGAATGCCTGTAATTCGTTCCAATTCACTTTGACTTAACGACTTCTCACGAATAAGAGAGTTGAGTCGAGCTAGATATATAGAAATATCTGTAGTTTTTCCTTGCTCGTTCATAGAAAATTCTATAGTTGTTTTCTCGTGACGGTTATCCATTGGCACGGTGTGACCGTCACGCAATCTGAGAAACTACATAAAACGAATGAGAAAGGGAAGAAAATCATGACGCTAACACCAGAATATTTAGCTGGGCGCGGCTATACGATTTCACGCGCGGCGCGGGCCGTCGATGTGAGTACGACGCATTTGCGTTTGGTGCTCAAGGGGCAACGCACGGGAAGCCGGGAGCTGCTCAAGAAGTTGAGGACGCTGCCGAAGTATCATCCGATTACTCCGCGTGTGAGCTATACGGAGACGAAACCGGAAAAGTGATAGGCGTAACGGAAAACCAATAGGAGACTGTATGATCTACTCTTCTGTCAGCAATCTGGAAACGGCTTTTTTAAGCCCTTCCGGAGTAAGTTTTTTGAGTGCTACCAAGCCGGAAGAACAGGAGAGGCGGATGATTTCCGAGCGGCTCATTTCAAATTGCTCGGCGACTTCGTCGATCTCTTCAATTTGTTTTTTTGTAAATCGTATCTGGAGCGAGATCGTCGCGGGGTTCTCTTTGTCGATAGGGCGCATAAAAAAAATATACACTGTAATGACTTACAGCACAAGGCAAAACGAAAACGTGCTGTTCAGCAGCACAAAAGAATATTGACACCGTACTTTAAAACAGCACAATGAAAAGCATGGCAACACTATCACGATCGATACAAGCACGTCTCCTTTTGGAAGACGATCAAGAACTTAGGGCCTTATCCAAGGCAACTGGGGTGCCGTACTCGGCGCTCTTGAGGCTTTCCGTTCAACTGGGAATGCCTCTTCTCAAGAAGCAACTGAACAAGCAAACCCCAGAAAATCATCATGAAAGAAAATAAACAAATTGATTACCGATTCGTCAATTCACTTACGTTGATTGATGAACTAAGGAAAAAAGGAGAAGCTGTTCTGCTGATATGCGGAACTCCAATCAAGGTGAAATACGAAACAGAGGATCCAGAGGTATTATGGGATCCTTATAACGGCAAGCTTTCCGTCATCGCTGTTTCCGAGGACGGAAAGCTGAAGCTCTTGGTTTATGCCGAAGAAGTTACTTTAGCTTCTTCTCAATCTTCTCAAGAGATATAGCTATCCTTTCGAGTGATTTTGCTATTTTTTCAAGATTGGTAGGTATTCGGGCAGGATTAGATATAAGACCAAATTCTCTTTGGCTTGAATCTAAAGCATTTGCCATTACCGCCAGGCTTTTCTGAATATCAGGATTATTTTGCATAGGGCATCAACTTAACACAAACGAACCAGAACACAAGAATTTAGCATAGCGTGTGTTTCAAAGCCTGGACGATACAGAGGCAGGTTCACCCATTTTGAAAGGAACAAAACAATGATCTATTACACGGTCAATACCGTAGAAAAACAAATCTACGAAGACGAAACGGACAACGCGCTCAGCGAACGTGAAGCGCGGGCTATTATCAAGGAATACACGGATCGCATTAGCGAGCTGGAGGATTGTCTACAGGCTCTTGATTACTCCTATGGTCCCGATCCCATGGATATCTACAAAGCAAAAACGGAAGCTCTATGAACGAAGAACCCGTGATTGAAGAACTCAAGAAACTTGGATGGTACGAATTATGAAAAAGAACCCAACTGATGAAATCAGAGAAATAGACATGGATGATGTCTTGACGAGTGCTGAACTTGTGAAGGAGTTCCCGAAGTTTTTCACTTCCCAGCCGTCTGTTGTGAATTATGCGCGGAATTATGGACTGCCCCATTGGGGGTTGAAGCCCAGGACGTACAGGTTTTCCCGCAAGGAAGTGACCGAATGGTTGTGGGCTCAATATCACTCTGGAAGTTCTCCTTTTAAGGCTGAGTCAAAGCTGAAGATTGTGAAATGAACCTATCTGATGAAGAGGAGGAAGTCGGCATGAAGGATGTGATCGAAGGCATCGCGTTTGTGCTGTGCGTGGCCGGGTTGCTCGGCTGCTTCTACCTGCTCGATGCCCTGTTTTGATTTCCCAAAAAGAAACCGGCTGGACGGAATCCAGAACTAAAACCAATACAATAACAATGAATACCGAAGAAAAAATATTAAAGCTCCACCAGGAAGCATTCGAATCCATTCTAGAACAAGAGGAAACGCTTGAAATCGGAGGAATTGAATACGTACACATTGAGTCTTTCAAAGAAACAATAGGCATCATCATCTCTGCTCAGATTGCGATTCAGCTCATGATTAAGAGTGAACCCATGAGCGAGAGAGTATCAGCCGGGTTATTCAAAGTGGTTAAGTTACTACAGGGCGAAAGCCTGACGGAAGATCCTGAGGAAGAAGCCTGAAAAGTTGGCGGAAGTCCGCTGCAACGGACGACCGCCAGTTTATCAGAAACTGAAACAACGAACAATGACTACTCAAATGACACAGACAGGTCAATCGGAAAATGCCGCATTGATGCAAACCGTCCAGAAAAAGAAGACGCTCTATGAGATCCTAACGAGCGATGAAGTAAAGAATTCTCTGGCTGAAGTTTCGCGCGGGCTGATGACGGGGGAAAGGCTGGCGGGCATTCTGTGGCAATGCTGCCAGAAGACGCCGGAGCTCATGAAGTGCACGCCGATGTCTCTTATCTCTGCGACGAAGACGCTTATTCAGTTAGGATGTGAGCCTGACGGGGTTCATGGATTTCTTGTTCCTTTCAATACTAAGAAGAAGCGGAAGGGCGAGAATGGCCAATGGATTGAAACCTGGGAAATGACCGTTACCCCCGTGCCTTCTGCTCGTGGGTTGATGAGGATGGCACGCTCGAACGGTGTGCAGAATCTCAACACGGGCATTGTGCGCGAAGGGGAACCCTTCCAGTGGGTGATTGAGAACGGCAATTTTGCCATGTCCCATATGCCCGGATGGGGGAACTCTACCGCGAAAGTCATCGGCTACTATTGCACATGGACAGACCGTGAAGGAAAGCTTCATGGAGAGCGCATGGCGAGCGAAGAAATCGACTCGATCAAGGCGCGAAGCAGGTCGAAGGACAAAGAGGGGAATGTGGTCGGTCCATGGGCTGATTATCATAACCAGATGGCACTTAAAACGGTCATCAAGCGTGCGTCCAAAATGTGGGATCTGCCCTATGAATTCCAGGTCGCCATGCAGGAAGCGGATGAAGCCGAATTCGGAGGAAACAGTCTTAGAGACGTGACTCCTCGAAAGAATATCACGGGACTTATGGATTTTCTTCCCAAGGCTTCCCTGCCTCCCGCCGCGGAGGAAGCACAGGAACCGGAAGGGGATGAGTTTGCAACCTCCGCGGAGGCTTGGGGCGAAGAACCGAAAACCGAACAAAGAGAGGAACTTCCGCTTTGAATACGCTTCAGAAAATGGATCCAGCTGATTATCATGCCCGGAAGACGCTTTACACGGTAAGCAAGTCGTCGATCTGTGATTTTGCCGCCAGTCCTTCACGTTTCAAGTTCGCTTATGACTCCGGCGAAAAGAAGACAACAGATGCCCTTGCCTGGGGGAGTCTTGTAGATTGCCTTTTCCTGACTCCTGAGCTTGTCGCAAAGACATATTCGATTACGTCTTTGGGACTTAACAAGAATTCGAAGAATTACAAGGAACTGAAAGCCGGGGCTGAAGCTAAGGGAAGGATCCTGATTGATTCCAAGATGTTCGACGAAGCCAGCAAGGCCGCCCTGATTCTGAGGCATTTCGCAAAAGAAAATGGAATTGTTGTCGGAGAAACCCACGAATCGCAGGTTGCCATGACCTATGATGTTGAAGTCGAGGGCGTGAAGCTGGAGCTTTGCGGCATGGCCGATTTGTTTCCCGTGGAGCCTGGGAATATGGTTGACTTGAAGACGACGGGATTCAATCTTGCTGACGATGAAGAGGTAAGACGGAATATCTGGAAGTACAGGTATCATGTCCAGGCCGCGATTTATTCGGCGATTTCCAACAAGATCAAGCCGGATTTCATCAAGGGATTTAACCTGTTGATGCAGGAAAGCAAACCTCCGTACCAGTGCCGGATGGTGCGGTTTACGGAGGATGAACTGTACGCCGGAATGTCCTGGTTTGAAAGCCAGTTGGTGAGCTATGCCAACTGTCTGCAAAATGACGGCTGGCAGGCCCCCTTGCCGGCATTGGAAGGCGGCTTGCCGTCATGGGCTTTAAGAAGAGAATTTGAATTTGGAGAATAAACAATGAGACTATTAAAAGAAGAAATGATTAATTCAATAAAGGATTTATTTGGTATTTTAGCATTTGGTCTATTTATGTTATCGGTATTATTCGTATTGGGTTATTTGATTGCCAGAGTTTTAATATTCATTTTTAATTGAAGAAAGTATTAATCTGATGAGACTAGAACAAATTAAACAGTGGGACCTTATTGAGTACAGACCAATTAAATACGATGACAGTCGTACTGAAAAAGCAATTATTCTAAATGTATTCGAGCAAAAACCATGTGTTAGAATACTAGGGGAATTTATGGTGGAATCTATAGTAATTGACATGGACCAAATCACCCGCATTCTCTACAACATCGGAGACCCGTTCAAGCAACAGGAAAATCCAACGGATCTTTGCACATTGTCCGAGGCTCTCGTTAAACTCGAAACCGGCGAGTGGAAGGAAGCCGTTGATGTAAAAGGGGATATAATCAAGATTCGTGAAGACAGCAAAAGAGCCTATTGTTTCCGCAGAAGCAACGGAAATTACATCTATGTGGATGGTTTTGGCTTCAACGGATCCCGTGAGTGGACTGAGCGCAAAAAGCCAGAAGAAGAATTAAAGCCCTGCTTTTGCGGGAAGCTTCCCGAGCTTATTGCATATTCGAAGGACGGGAGGACGTTTAATTATTACAACTGTGATTCTACTATTGATGAGGGTTTCAATCATTTTTTAAAGGCAGATGACGCTGGTGATGAATACGACGCTCGGAAAAAATGGAACATATTAATGAAACAGATTGATAATTGCTATGGAAAATAAACATTCTTTATGCCCTCTTTGTGGAGGAGAACCGAAACGGTTTGAATCTCCGTTTCAGTCTGAATTGTATGCCTATGGATGCCCGGAATGCGAGTTTATAACCTTTTGGGGTGTAAGGCTTCATTGGTTAGCTTGGGAAGCTCTTGTTTCCAAGTTCCCGCCGATCATGCGTATTGAGATAGGGGACATTTTAGAGCTTTGTAATGGAGACCTTGTAACTGTATCGGATATTAACGAAGAGAGGGATCATTTCAAAACTAAGGGCGGTAACGTATGGTTGAATAGTTCGGTTGTGCGTACATGGCCTTGGGAGCTTGAAGTGAAAGGAGGCGACCAATGAAGCTAAAACTCTCTGACACGTCCCGGAAATTCCACCACGTTTACAGGCAAAAGGAAGTTTATTATATCAACCTGACGTTTGTGGACGAATGCCGCATTTACCGGAAGCGGTATTCTTTGCAGACGAAAGACCCTGAAACCGCCCTGCGGAGAAGGGACAGGATTTTGAAGGATCTTGAAGGAAAGGAGGTTGAGTGATGAAAGACATACTTGATGCCTGTTGCGGAACCCGCATGATGTGGTTTCAAAAAAGACACCAAGATGTTTTGTATGCTGACTACAGGCGCGAAACATTAACGTGTTGCGACGGAAGAACCATTGTTGTTGATCCTGATGTTGACGCCGATTTCACCAATATGCCCTGGGAAGACGATGCTTTTGCCATGGTTGTTTTCGACCCACCTCACCTCAAGAGTGTTGGCAAAACGGCTTACATGAGGCAGAAATATGGTGCGCTCGATGGCGACTGGAAAGAGACGATCCGGAACGGATTTTCAGAGTGTTTTCGCGTTCTGAAGCCGGGTGGATTTTTGATCTTCAAGTGGGCTGACGTCCAGATTGCTCTGCGTGATGTACTACCTCTTGCCGGGAAGGAAGCCATGTTTGGCAGTCGCGTCGGCGGCAAAGGAAATGGGATATTTCTTGTTTTCAGAAAGGAGGAGCTGATATGCCAACAAGATTGATCAGAGAAGGCATCCTTACTTCTGAGCGAATCGCTTCGCTGTCTTGGGAAGCCGAGGTCTTTTACCGTCGTCTAATGTCTGTTGCCGACGATTACGGACTCTATGACGCGAGGCCGGCGATTCTGAGGTCTGCCCTGTATCCCCTTCAGCTTGAAAAAATGAGTGAGTGCAATATTCAACGCTGTCTTGCCGCGTGCGAGGCTGCGGGGCTTATTCTGCTTTTTGCCAGGAATGGCAAATCATTTTTGCAAATACGGGACTTTGGGCAACAGATCAAATCAAAGCCTAAATACCCGTTACCATCCGATGCGGATTTAATCAATCCGTTGCGGAGCGATACGGAACGATACAATCCGTCACCATCCGTTACGAACCGTAACGAGTCGTTACCACCCGTTACTAAGTCGGAGACGAATACGGAGTCGTATACGAATACGAAGACGAATGCGGATACGAACAGCAATGAAAAAAGAAAGTCTATTCCGGGAAAGACAAGGACCCTCCCCTTATCTGCTGATGAGGTGAAGAATTATCTTCAGGGCGAGGTAAACCGTTCTGTTCTCTGCCTGTTTCCGAGACAGATTGACGACTGCGCGCTTCAATTCTGGGCGGATATGGAGGGGTGCGGATGGGTGGACTACAAGATGCGGCCTGTCAATAACTGGCAAGCTACAGCCTTGTCCTACGCTCTGCGGTGGTCACGGAACAACGCGCCATTGGCACCGGGAGGAAAGAAAGGAAATGTCCGAATGGACACTAACGACTTAGGAATCAAATGGGAATGAATGATCTAAAGAAAATACTCGAAGAACAAAGGTTTGAAGAGCGGATGAAAAAGCTCATGGAGCATGCCATATCAGACGATGAAGCTGCTCGCATTGAGGAGCTGAACCGACGTGTTGAAGCAGAAGAAAATGCGCGATACGAAGCTGAGAACGGCACTCCAGATGTCAGGCGTCTTGTCAGGGCTGGCTTTGGACGACGTGAGGCGGAGGCTGTCTGCCATGGAAACCTGAAGGGCGACGGGTGGCATGCGAAGCTGAAGCGAGTCCTGGAGATCATGGACGGTAAGGGTATTGCCGTGTTGGCTGGCGACTGCGGAACCGGGAAAACGGTGATGGCCGCTGCCATTGGCAAGGTCTGGCAGGAACGAAAGCGAGATGTCCGATATGTTCGGGCAGCTGATTTTTTCTGCGGGTTAAAAGCGACCTGGGCGAAGCAGTCAGAAGTTGGCGAGAAAGACTATCTCGAAGAGTTCCGGGAAGTGTCGTTGCTGATTGTTGATGAGATCCAGGATAGATCGGCTGGAGACTGGGAAAACATGATCCTGAACACGCTGATTGATCATCGGTATGCCGACATGATGCCGGTGCTGATACTGACCAACAAAGTAGGCAATGATGCCGTGGCGACATTGCCGAGGTCTGTGGCGTCCAGAGTCGAGGGCACTGGAAGCTTTGTTTCGCTAGACTGGGGAAGCTACCGAAAAGGAGGTGCAAGGTGAATAAGTACAAAAACAGAGAGGAGAATAGCAATGACTGAACGGATTAATCATCCAGGTATTATCTTCCCCGACCCTCCGCGGCGCAAGGTGAAGGTGAGTGAATCAATGAGCGAACCGCCAGACTGGGGCATGACGACGAGGGATGCGGCGCGATTGCTTGGGATAAGCATGAGCGGGGTACGCGCGTATCTTGCCAGGCACAAGGTGCGTTGCGTGAGTGTTAAGGGCGTCCTGTATTGGAACAGGCACAAGGTTAATTCTCTCGCCAACTCCAGACCTGATCTTGTCGAGGGGCTGCCGAATGGGTGGGTATCAACCCGTGAGGCGGAGGTGATGCTCGGAGTAATCAGGGCGCGGCTCTACTATCTTGTGACTCACGGTAGGTTGACGGAGCGCAAGTTTCGCGTGAGGGGCAGGCGCGGGATCAGGGAGGTCAGCGGATATTCTATCATAGAGTTAGAACGTTTACATCATGAGAGACAAGCCCGGTTAACGACGTATTCCGAGGCGAAGTAAGTATCTGAGTTGTAAAAGTGTTATGCCTCACCTGGGTTTTCTGGGTGGGGCATTTTTTATGTTGCATGAATGAACATGATGGGGGTATTCTGCGAGTATGCCTGGTTCTAAACATGAAAAAATAGTTGCCTCTATCGTTGATGTTGTTTTTGGCGGTACTGCGGATACTCGAGGTACAAAGAATTTAAATCTCGGTGAAGACATTATGCCTGATGCTGCGGGCCTGGTTATAGGGGATAAGAATCATCCAACACGTTTTGTAGTAGCTGATGCTAAAAAATCTGACAACGAAACAGTTGATACAATTGCAACGCAAGATAGGATAAAATCGTATGTTGATTCATTAGTCAAATACATACTAAAAAATCCACTTTTACACGGAGAGATTCTTATCGCTACTGACAAAAAAGATGAAGCGGACAAATGGTTGGTTTTTATAACAGAATATATAAGAGGAAAATATATTTTTATTGATGGATATAAATTAGAAATTGTTTTGTTTGAAAGCGGTATTCTTTGTGAATATGTTTTTTATGCGACTGTTAGGTTTACATTGCATAAAACAAAACTTTTGCAATACATGGAAAAACTTAAAAAAGAACACAGAATCTGAAATCGCAGAGCAGATTTATTGTAGTTAAATCTCACCATGTGGCATGAATACCGCCGTATATTGGTGAATTGAACTTGAAGGACTCCCGGGTATCATTTTGTTATGATATTCGGGAGTTCTGATTTTTGTGAGTTATTGCGCCGAGCGCGTGCTAGTGGTCTGACGCTTAGCCAGGTGCAGGTGCTGTCTGTGCTGGCGATTGCACCCTCTACGGTGCAGGAGATCGGGGGATTGACGGGGCTGAGCGCCGAAGGTGTGGTTAAGACGGTCAAGAGGCTCTGTGAGATTGGGGATGTGGTGCCGTCTGGTGTGGCGACGACTGCAACGAAGATGGCCCGTGTGTGGAGGCTCAGTGAGCAGGGCGATGGCTTTGTAAGGAGGTTGTTCGATGGCAGGATTGACGGATAAGCAGAGGGAGTTTTGCAGACTCTTGGTCGAGGACAGATTGTCCAAACCGGACGCATATCGTAAGGCGTTCAAGCGCAAGGATTTGAGCAATCCGGCGGCATCTAAGGCGGCAAGCAGGTTGTCCAAGGATGATGAAATTTGTCGCTATATTGATGAATTAAACGCCGAATTGGACAAAAAAGCCATTATGAGCAAGCAGGAACGCATGGAATGGCTGTCCCGTGTGGTTAGAACTCCTATCAATTCCGTTGATGGTGAGTCAGATCTGTGTCAGGAGTACACAGAGACACAAGGGGACACATTTTCGTCCACGAAGTACAAAATGCCTTCAAAAATTCAGGCTATACAAGAGCTAAATCGTATGGACGGTGCTTATGAGCCGGAGAAGGTGGAGACAACTGTGAGTGTGGTCGGCTCCGTGCTGGCTGGAATTTTATCGAGTCCTATCATCAAAAAGAACCATGAGCGAGTCTGAGCAACTTAAAGAACTCCTGGAAGACAGGAAATGGAGACTGAACCATCTTTATTGGATCACTGACAAGAACGGGCAGTTGATTCGCTTCCGGATGAAGGATGAACAGGAGAGTTTTTATGACAGCATCTGGTACAGGAATGATATCTTGAAGGCTCGTCAGCTTGGGTTTTCGACCTTGATCGCGTTGCTGATTCTTGATGCTATGATTTATAATTCCAATTTTTCAGCAGGAATTATTGACAGGACAATTCCGGATGCGCAGCAGAAGCTTGGGAAGATTAATCTGGCATACGACATGCTTGACTATCTCCCTATGGATCCAACTGATGAGGATATTGCTTTGGCTCATGTTGGAGCGGAGATAAAAAAGTGGTGCCCGGTTGAATCGAAAAGCAAAACCGAGATGTGCTTCAAAAATGGGTCGTCTGTTAAAGTCGGAATGTCGATGCGTGGAAGAACTCTCCAGCTTCTTCATGTGTCGGAAATGGGCTATGTTTCAATCCATGACCCGATGAGAGCAAGGGAAATTCTGACTGGAGCCATTAATTCTGTGCCTGTTGATGGGATTGTTATTCGCGAATCGACGCACGAAGGGGGAAGATTTGGTCTCAACTACGAGATGACGAAAAAGGCGATGGAAATGTCGGGGCGGGATTTGTCGCAGTTGGATTTCAAGTTTTTCTTTTTCCCGTGGTGGAGAAGTCCTGAATATCAATTGCCTGTCAATGGAGAGGTAAGGATGACGGAGGATCAGAGGAGGTATTTTGCGAGCCTGAAGGAGGCTGGGATTGAGTTGTCGATGGAGCAGATTGCCTGGTATGTGTCGATGGAGAGGACACAGGGGTATTCGATGCGTCAGGAGTATCCGAGTACCCCGCAAGAAGCTTTTGATCGTCAAGCCGAAGGCGCGATTTATGGAGCGATTTTCAGCCAATTGAGCGAGCAGGGACGGCTTAATTGCCGGTTTGAGTTTGACAAAATGGCTCCCTTTTACGTGTCGTTTGATATCGGGATGAGTGACTCAATGTCTATCTGGGCTTTTCAGGAAATGAGGACGGAACATCGAGTGCTTGATCACTTTCAGGCAAGTAACGAAGGTTTAGGATTTTATGTCCAGCTTCTGCGTGAGTGGGAGCGCAAGTACGGAATGATCCGACGGGTTTTCCTCCCTCATGATGCTGTTAAGAGAGATTGGGAAAAGACAAGCTTTGAACAACGTCTGCAGGAAGCGGGATTCATAACAAAGGTTGTTCCGCGGACTCCGGATATTTGGCAGGGCATTAGCTCGACAAGAGACTTGTTGAAGGATTGCGTATTTCATGAACGATGTGGTGAACCTGTTGTTGCTAATGGTGTTGAGTATATTTCAGGGCTGAATGCTCTGATGAATTACAGATCTCAGCCTCCGGGAACTAATGGGGTGATGCGGGAAATGCCCTTGCATGATATTTGTTCTCATTCTGCGGATGCGTTCAGGACTTTTGCCGAGGCATTTGCAAATGGCTTTGTGGACTCATACCAATCTGGGATGGTCAACGCGAAGCATAAGACGCCGAAGACTGGCCCCGGTGCTTTGCGGCTGAAGTGGAGATAATGGACAACGGTGTATTTTTTATTTTCGGAGATATGGTCATGATATGGTCATGACTACGAAATGCGACCATACCGAGGCCATTGCCAAGGAGTTTTACGCCGTCCTAGCTGCTGAAAACGCTGTTGAAAAGCCGTGGAAGCCTTGGGGTGAGCTGACTGAAACCCAACGAAATGCAATCAAAGTGCTTGCTCAAAAGTCACTTCCGATCATCGGCAAGTACGCTCTTGGAGACATTAAAGACTACCTTGGCAGCAAAGCCGATGGCGAATCGGGCTTGAAAAAGATCCTGCTGTGGCTTGCGGCTGCCGTTATTGGCGGACTGGCCACCCTGGGACTTACCGGGTGCGGGCATGATGTCCACGTTACACCGGATGCCACTGTTATCACTAAAGATGGTTCCGCCATGGTGATACGCAAGGGCTTCTTCAGCTTCAGCCAGCCGACGCCAAGCATCATTGATCCCCCCGTGATTGTTCAAAAGGGCAAGTGATTTTCTCGGAATAGTGCAAAAGAGAGAGAAAAGCCCCGGCCTGTAGTGTGGTCGGACAGACTGCACAAAAACGCGTTCAGGCCGGGGCAACTTGTAAGAAAAGCTTACATGTTCAATTTATGAAAATTGCAATTGATATAGGACACGCGGAAGGAACGGGAGCACTCGGCAATGGGTTGGAAGAACATGCTGTGGCAACGAAGATAGGCACCCACTTAGCTGTGATGCTGGAAGAAATGGGGCATAAGACGGATGTCATCGACTTTCCTAAACTCTCGAATTCCGACGACCTGAATAAGACAATCAAAGCCGCCAATGAGGGATGTTATGAGTTGGGTATCAGCATCCATTGCGATTGCTCCGACAATCCGAATGCACATGGTGCCCACGTCTGCTACTACTCGGCATCCGGTCAAAAAGCGGCAAAATCCATCGCCGACAGGCTTTGCAGAATCCTTCCGGGACGCGCAGAGGAGACCGTCAAGCGTGAAAATCTCGCCGTCCTGAAGCAAACCAAACCCGTTTGGGTGCTCGTCGAATGCGGCTTTATCAGTAACTTCTATGATGCCGAAATCATGCGCACGGCACCTAACACAATCGCCCAGCAAATTGCTTTGGGTATTAAGGATTACTTACAATGACGAACATCTGTACAATGACCTGGATTATGGCATCCGCTGCTGGCGTGAGCAGTGTGGTAACGGATATGCCTATCCTTTCCGAATTTGCCGGGTTCGGAGCATTGGGTACGATGGCCTGGATTGTTACAACCGTGATAAGATCCCAGAAGGAATCACGCGAATTTCACGAGAAGCAGATGAAGGCTGAGAGAGAAGAGTTTCAGGAGAGACTGAACCGCAAGGATGCCCGGATTGAAGAGTTGATGACTCAGCTTATTAACAAATGCCCGACCTGTGTTTTGGCTCAGGCGGCCAACAAGTCACTGATTGAAGATGAAGATTGACGTATGCTATGATTTAGAGGATGTGCAGCCGAGCAGGTTGCAGTTGCAGCGCGGGGAGAAGTTGCAATTGGAGGTGTGGTTCCATGGCCCGAACTGGGATAAAGTGTATGATCCGGGGCTTGCCATTAAGTTCGGGGCGAAAGAAGCCGGGAAATATGCTTCCAGTGAGCCGATTATGGTGTACTGCGATACTTTTGTTTTGGACGAATCCGGCTGTTACAAGGGTGTCCTGCAGCTCAATACGACAAACCTCTTGAACCTGATAGGCGATGAGAAGTCTGTGACGCTGGATGCCCAGTTCGAATTTTCAGGCAAGGATACCGTGTACAAGACCAAGCTATTGAAGCTGGTTGTCTCAAACGACATCATTAAGGGTGATGAGGGTGTACCTGTGCCTGCGCCGTCATACGTCACCAAGGATGAACTCGGACAGGAGGTCAAGTCTCAGGTGGATGACATCATGTCAGACAAGATGGATGAGATGGCAGGCATGGCAAACGATGCGGCGTCCAGCGCGGAAGCCGCCGAACAGTCTAAAAACAATGCTGCTACATCGGCCACGAATGCGGCAAACAGTGAATCACTGGCTCAGAAATGGGCGATTAACCCGCGTGATTTACCCGTGACTGGGTCAGGTGCGACGGCTAAATACTCGGCTCTGCATTGGGCGACTTACGGTCAACAGTATGCTCAGACGGCCAGTGATGCGGCGACTTCGGCGGCAAGCAGTAGGGCGGATTGTGAGTTGTTCAAACAATTCGCTTATCAGCAGGCACAAGCATCGGCAAATAGTGCGGTTGTGAGCACAAACCAGGCAAAGATTGCGGCGGATTTGGTGGCTGGGGTTGCCGGGGTTGGTGATCAGGTGGAGGCAGCACAAAATGCGGCGGCGACTGCGGCCTCTAAAGCAACGGAGGCAGCTAATAGCGCGATGGATGCAGCTAACAGTGCGACGTCGGCGGACAGTTCCAAAAAAGCGGCGGCTACGTCAGCATCAAACGCTAAAACGTCGGAAACAAATGCGGCTAACAGTGCGAAGTCGGCGGCGGACAGCAAGACGGCTTGTGAGGGTATCCTTTCTCAAATGCAGGGGCTTTTGAGGAATGTTCCTCTGTTGGATGGCGATAATGTGTTTACGGGAAATAACACTTTCAAAACTCGGATGGTGACGGAAGGCGGGATTACTTTCACCCATCCAAATACCGAAAAAACGATTACCATTCAAATGCAGGATATTGGTAACCTGTCATTTGATAATGAGACTGGTATACAACTTGCGCGTTTTGATAAAAATTCTATTTTCTATGCCAACCGTATAACTACATTAGTCAATTTCACTTCTGCCGGTGAGGCCGTGTTCAAGAATGGCATCATCAATGAGAGCGGTATTTATTACACGAAAACAGGAACGCCTGTGCAAATAGGCGCAGTGACAACAGCCGCAGATGGGGTTTACCATGGCTGGTTAGTGATGAATAACGGGGAAGTTAATGGAGCTCAATTGTCAGCAAAAGCTATGACTACTACAGGAGTATCACCTGATCCAGTCTTGGCGTTTACCGGTAGGACTGCGGTCCTGTATGAAGGAGGATTGGACATGAGGTCTCATAAAATTCTCAATGTCGCTTCAGGCACAGCTCCCACGGATGCGGCCACGGTTGCCCAAGCCGGAAGCGGCGGTTCGGTACCGGAAAATGTGATTACGACGGATAATATTGCCGAACATGCTGTAACTGAGTTGGGCGGGAAACATGGTGCGCTCGGAATTGGCACGAATTTGAGTTTTTCGGGTAATACGCTGAATGCTTCTGGCGGTGGAGGAAGCGGAAGCGTTGATCTTTCGAACTACAGAGGGAATGTGAGTATTGCCGACCACAGCGGATATAATATTTTGAAATATGATTCTGATTCGGACACGATCACGATTGGTTTTTCGAGCAGGAAAGTACATGTGGAGTCTTTTGATTTTGAGGTACAGACTCAGGATCATGTGTCTCTGAGTATGGGATCGGGAGTGTTTGAAATTGATAACAATTCAGAGATCAGGATGGTTGCGAATGGTCTTTTTTATAATGATACTCCAATCAATCCGTATGCAACGCCTCTTGATATCTAATTTTTTATGATGATGAAGCCACGTTTTTTTGTTTTTTGTTACCGGGGGGACGCGAAGTTGCTTCCCGGGCGTATTGAGAACATCCGCTGGGTGTTCCCGGATGCTCCGATTCATTTGATTGACGACAAGGAGAACCCCATATCTCCGAAATGCGCCAGGGAGTTGCAGGAAATGGGGGTATTGTATGAGCAGTCGGATTTTCCGCGTTACGGAAATTTGAATGGTCCGGGGTGCATCATTGGGATGCTGGATGTATATGCGAAGCACCTGAAAACGGATGAAGTCCTCATCAAGACGGATGCGGACAGTTTGTTTGTTGACAAGGATTTTCTCCAGAAGGCAGTTGGCGCGGGGTTTGGATTTATGGCCGCACAGGTTGCGGATTACCTTTTCGGAGGGTATTTTTATTTGATCCGCGCTGATGTCCTGTCATTTGTTCGAAGGTGGCTTCCGTCTCCGTCTGCGATTTTGCAGGGGGCGCATGAGGATGTCACTATTGGCTCCCTTGCTTATGCGTGTTCGCTCATGCTGAACTACCACTGCCAAATTTTATATGATGGCCGTCTCGGTGGGAGAACGGGAGGGTTTGCCTACAAGCATGAGGGTGATGAACGCGTAAAGTATATTGATCGCCTGTTCAAAAAAGATGGGAAAATCTGGATGATGACATTGGGGAATCCCGGCATTGGCAAGGATCAGGTGCTTGAAGCGCAACGGTTGATGCTGGAGCGAGCCAGGCGGGAAGAAGAATCACAAGGAAACAATAAAAAGGAGGAAGACCATGGCAACGTTTGATCAAGCGGCATCGGCTGCCGCAGCGGCGGCGGCCGCATCAGCCAAGACAGCAGCGGAAGCGGCGGCATTGATTCTGAGCAAGTACGGCGATTTTCAATCATCGGCGAATGAGCTTGTTTCTCAGACGGCGCAGACTCTTCGTGGCGAAATGACAACATCGGAGGCGAATCTTCGTAGTGAGTTCCAAGCGGCGGATTCGGAGTTACAGACCGCCCTTAATGCGACGAATACGAATGTGGCGGACAACTGCGTGAAGTGGACTGACAAGGCGACGAAGACGAAGGCGGGTATTGTGCAGATTGGCGACAATTTGACTGTTGATACCACGGGCAAGATATCGGTGCCAGTTGCGACAAACTCCACATTGGGCGTGTCCCGTCCGGGTAATGGCATGTCTGTGTCCAATGGTGCGTTGACTTATTGGCTTAACGGCCACCAGGAAGATTTCACATTGAAGAGTGCGAACGGGAAATCTCTGCTTGTCCTGGATGCGAATTATGCTGCTGTGTCTTCGGGGGATCCGGGTTCAGGATCCGGAATCACCCTTAATGGAAACAATGCAGGTGGCATAATTGCTCTGTCGAGTCCGAAGATTGGGACTGGTACCTTGCGTATTGTTACCGGAGGTGCTGTGTGTGCGCCATGATGAACGCGATTGAGGAGACACTGGCGTATTACTCCGACTCAGGGCGGTATCTGGATGTTGACAGGTATTTGCACGAGCGTTCCGGGGTGTGCGTCTGGTCTCCTGAGTTGGTTTTGATGGCGCGCCCGGTTGTTTCGGGTGCGCCTCTTCGTTATGTGGTGGATCCGGAACATGTGTTCCCGGTTGATGCGTGCGATGCCTGGCACATTCATTATGCTGCCGGTGATTTGTCGGGAGTGGCGGATGTTTTGGGGCTGGCCGGGATGTTCCCTTTTGTGACTTTCCAGCGGTGTTTTAGGGGTGATGAGCGATTGCACAAGGTGGACGGACAACGGTGTATTTTTTATTTTTGCGGCGGTCGTTCATGTTTGTGACATGAGCTTCAAACAATCCGCACCACCTCCCGCCCCTACTCCAACGCCGATTACGGATGCCGGTGATTCCAAGTTGGATGCAAAAGATAATCTTCAGGACAAACTCAAGAAGAAGCGCGGTCTGGCATCCACAATCAAGAAGCCGGCAGCAAGTTATCTTTCCGGAGGCGGCACGACTGACGGAAACGGCAATCAACTCCGTAGAACTCTTGGCTGATATGGATGATTTGCGCGCGAAGGAAGTCATTAAGACGATGGAGGGACTGGAGGATCTCCGCCGTCCATGGGAAGGCATCTGGGACAAGCTGCGCCGGCGTATCATGCCGAGACGCGGGACGGATGAAACGCAATCGCAGATTCCCGAGGATGACATTTATGAATTCTCGTCTGTGGCGTGTGATGCCCTCAATACTCTTGCCGCCGGACACCTGACGCATATCACGCCGTTCAACCAGGTGTGGTTCAAGTATAACTGCCAGGTTAAGTCAGAGCCTTCTGACAAATGGTATACGCAATGCTCGGAATATACGTGGTCGATTTTGGGGCGAAGCAATTTCTATCCCGAAGCTCACGAGATGTATATTGACAGGTGCCTTTATGGCATTGGCTGCCTGTATATGGGGGGCGAGAATTCCAGGACGATTTCTTTCAAATATATCCCCTGCAAGACCTATGCGGCTGCTGAAAATTCTTCCGGCGTCATTGATACTTTGGGGCGGCGGTTCAAGTTTTCGGCAAAGCAGGCGGCGGATGAATGGGGGGAGGAAAGGCTTGGGAAGAAAGTCCGGGAAGCCCTGGGTGACAGCCGGAAGAAGTATGATATCTGCTTTGAGTTCATCCATCTTGTGCGGCCGCGCAAAAAGTGGAAGCCGGGGGAGACAGACCCCATGAACAGGCAGTTTCAGAGTATTTATGTATCCGTCGAGGATGCAATTGTTATTGAGGAATCGGGATACTACGAATTTCCCTATCTGGTCACAAGGTTCCTGAAGTGGGGGACAGGCCCGTATGGTTTGCCTCCCGGCTTGTTTGCGTTCCCGGATATCCGCCGGGAGCTGTTCCTTGACGACACAATGGATTCCCTTGGCGAATTGTCAGTTAATCCGCGTTTTGCCATCCTTGCCCAGCAATCGGGAGAGGTGGATATGAGGGCGGGAGGCATGACGGTTATTTCCGAAGAGGCGGCCCGGCTCAATATGCCTCGCGAGCTGGGCACGCAAGCCCGGTATGACATTGGGGCGGACCGCATTGAAAAGACGGAGGAGAAGATCCGGAAGGCTTTCTATGCGGATGTGTTCAGGATTGTCAGCAATGTGGATCGAGAGATGACGGCAACCGAGGTTATTGCCCGTCAGAGCGAGACGGTGCTTTCCTTTGCTCCGGCGTTTACATTGATGGTATCGGATTTCCGGCCATGGCACGAACGTTTGTTCGCTATTTTGATGAGGGCCGGAGAATTCGATCAATTCGGGCCTCCTCCCCGTGAAGCCATTTTTGTCGGGCATGGAGGAGAAACCGAAGTTCTTGAGCCTGTTGTGACTTATTCCGGGAAGATGTCCCTTGCCCTTGACTTGCTCCAGAGCGACGGGATTGACAGGGGTATTCAGTTCGCGGCCATGCTAGCCCAGTTTGACCCGGGAGTACTGATGAATATCGACATGGACAAGCTTGTCCGAACGAAGTGGAGGTCAAGCCACGCTCCGGAAGATTTGCTTAATGATGAAGAAGAGGTACAGGCGGCGAAACAGCAGCAGGCACAGGCTGCCGCTCAACAACAAGAGATGGAAACTGCTCAAACTGTGGCAAAGGCGGCCAGGGATGGCGTCGATGCCGCGGCGCAGGCCAGGGAAGCTGGAATTAGCTTATGAATATCAAAGACAAACTTGGAAAGCTGGAAAGGTATTTCGTCCAGAAGAAGCGTGTCTACAGACGCGTTTTTGGCTCTAGTGATGGGAAATACGTCCTGAAGGATCTGGCGAAGAAGTTTGAGGTTCATTTGCCTGCTTTTCAAGGAAGCCGGGGAGCATTTGATCCTCTGGATGCCATGAGGCGTGATGCCTACAAGGAAGTTTTTGCCTACATCGAACTGTTGGCGAATAACACAAACAAAGAAATAGAAGAAGATGATACGACGCTTATTGATGGGTAATATGTTCTGCCGTGAAGAAGCTCCTACTGGCGGCGGTGAAGGTGGCGGCTCTGCACCTCCTCCGGCTGGCGACACGCCTCCGGCAACTCCTCCGGCTGGTGGTGAGGGAGCTGCTGAGGTTCCCAAGCTGTTTAGCGGCGGCAATGATGCTCCTCCTGCTGGTGGCGAGCCGCCTGCTGATGCTGGCACTACTGGTACTCCTCCGGCTGAGGGTGCTTCTCTGGCGGATTATCTGAGTGATCCTCAGAAGCTGTCTGAGTTCAGGAAGCAAATGGGAATCCCGGATGCGCCCGAAGCATACAAGTTCGACGCGCCGGAAGGAATGGACGATTCCATGAAGGCATTGCTGGCGAAGGCTGGCGTGGATTACGGTATCGCTCCGGGTGCCATGGCTGGTCTGGTCAAGGATTTCACGGAGGCCCAGTCTGTTGCTGATGCAGCGGCCGAGCAGTCTTACCTGCAGGAAGTCGGCAAGAGCTTCAAGGATCTTCAGTCCGAGTGGGGACAGGACTTCCAGGCGCATTGTGATTCCGCAGCGGTTGCCGCGAAGAAGCTTTGCCAGATGGCGGGAGTGGATCCTTCCGTTCTTTCCCAGCGCGGGATTGATGACAATGCCGCCCTGGTGAAGGTGTTCTACAAGGTTTCCGAGCTTTTGGGCGAGGGTGCCGTGAAGGGGCTTGGCAATGAACAGTTCCGTTCCGGCATGGAAGAAGCAAGACGGATTGAATCCGATCCAACGCATCCTTTGCATAAGGCGTACATGGATGTGAATGATCCGATGCACGCTGTGGCGAACAGGAAATATGACCAGTTGATGGGGATTTAAGGAAACGGACAAAGGTGTTGTTTTTATCCTGAAAAAAATCCGCAAACTACAGACACAACGAAAGGTAAACTATTATGGCATTACAAATCACAGATCAGTGGCAACTGAAATACACAAACAAATGGGGAGGTCTGATTCAGCAGACTGTTTCCCGTCTTGAGCCGTATGTCACGGTGAAAAGCGGGCTCTCCGGAAAGGTGGTCTTCTTCGACCAATTCGGGCTTTTGAGCTTTGACGAAAAGACTGAGCGCATGGGTAAAACCAAGCTCGACGAAGCTCCGACTGAACGCCGTTCAATGCGTCCGCGCATTTTTTCGAAGGCTATCGGATACGATGAATTCGACGGCAATCAGCTTGCCGATTTGGATCTTCCGGTTTCCGAAACGATTCAGGGTCTTCGCGCTGCCGCAGGCCGCAAGATGGACGAAGTGATGATCGATTCCTTCCTCGGCACAAACCGTATCGGAGCCGACGGGCTGGATCCTGTTGAAATCCCGTCCAAGCAGATTGTCCCCGTCAACTATGTCGAATCCGGTTCCGCTACCGATTCCGGGCTGACGGTTGCCAAGCTCCGCAAGGTCCTGGGTACTTTCATGAAGAATGAAGCCTGGGGACAGGGTTCGGAAAACTACGGCGATCAGCTTGTTTTTGCCTGCTCTGCCGAGCAGATCATCAACCTGCTGGCTACCACTGAGGTAACGTCCCGTGACTTCAGTGCTGTTCAGGCTCTTTATGAAGGCAAGGTCGATACGTTTATGGGCTTCAAGTTCCTGCGTACCGAATTGCTTCCGATTGTCGGCGGCGTACGTACCTGTATGGCCTGGGTGAAGAGCAAGGCTCAGTTCGGTCTCTGGAAGGATTTCTCCGTGAAGACTTCCATCCGCGACGACATGGAGGAAGCCCTTCAGATTCGCGCGAAGTTCTCTTGCGGGGCTACTCGTCTTCAGGAAGAGGGCTTTGTGAAGGTTCTTTGCAAGGAAGCTTAATCTCAAACAAATAGAAAGGATTTAATAAAATGGCTGAATATTTTTCCAAAGTCGGGAAGCTGCAGAACCAGAGCATGGACGGTACGGGGCCGATGACGGCGAACAGTACGGACGTGTCTCCGGTTGTGTGCATGGCTACTGCCGTTGTTGAGATGACTGGCGCCGAAGCCGCGGATGACACGGTGAAACTGGTCTATCTGCCCGGTAATGCCGTGGTGCTGCCGCATCTCTGCCGCGTGCAGGGTGCCGCTCTGGGTACTGCCCTGAGTGTCAAGATCGGCGACGGTGTTGACGATGACGCCTATTCGACGGCGTTGGACATCAAGGCTGCTCACGATGTGGCGTTTACCGGGGGCGTTAAGGCTCCGGTGAAGCATGACGGCGGGTACTGGGTGACGGCTACGGTGACGGCGGCTACGGCCCCTACGGCTGGCGCGGTCACGAATGTGCTGATTGCCTACTCGGTTCGATAATTCTTTGGTGGTATTATTGTTGTATGTTCCTGGGGGCGGGGTTCAAGAGGCTCCGTCCCCAGTTTTCTTTCAAGCTTATGAAAAAGGAAGACGTTTATAATTTGGCTCTGGGTCGCGTGGGGGCGGCAAGGTATGCGGAGGGATCGCCGCAGGGGGCGCATTGCGTGCGGGAATATGCCGGCGCACTGAATGAATTGCTCTGTGCCGGGCGGTGGAGTTTCGCAACCCGTTTGGAGATGCTTTGCGGGTGCCCGCGGGAGACTGGCACGCACTACGCTTTGCCGGATGATTGTATTCGTCTTTTGGAGTGCCGGGAACCGCATTGGTCAATGGTTGGGCGGGAGTTGGTCGTGGAGGGAGACGGGCCGGAGCGGTTGCGGATTACGTATTTGACGCGTGATTTGGATGAGTTACCGGATCATGCGCCTTTGTTCATCGAGGCTCTTGTGTGTTTGTTGGCCGCCAAGATTGCTCCTGGTGTGACGGGTGACTTCAACCTCACTCAGGCTCTCAGGCAGGAGTATCATTCTGTTGCTCTTCCGGCTGCTTTGCATGCGGAGATGGTGCAATCGTGGAGTAACGACCAACACCCCGGAAGAGGGATCCGGAACAGGTCTTTGAGATACAGAAGGGGGAATTGGTCTCTATGATACGCAATGCTTTTTACGGGGAGATTTCGCCTTCGGCGGTGCTTCGTGCGGATTTCGACAAGTTCCATCAGGCTTGTTCGTCGCTCGTCAATTTCGATATTGATCAAACGGGAGGTCTTCGGCGTCGCCGCGGCCTGAAGCACATGGCCGATGCGAAGACTGGCAGCAGGATTATTCCGTTTGTCTATAACAGCGGAGACACGGCGATTGTTGAATTGTCTAACACTCATGTACGGGTGTTCAAGAATGGCGCGTTGGTCAACACGACGGCTACCAGTCTGTTCAGTGGTTGGAGTCAGGCTGCTTTGCGCCGGATCCGGTATCAGCAGATCAATGACGTAGTGTACCTGGTGAGTCCCGACATGCCGCCTTATATGCTGACGCGGTATGCGGATAGCAACTGGCAGCTTGAGAAAATTGCTTGGGATAATATCCCGGAGGAAACGTCTCTCTATCAAGACGATCTCATGAAGGCTATCAATGGGGAATTGTCGTGGTCTGGCGTGGATGACGTCCAGGTTGGCGACATTGTCCGAGTTACACGCAGGCTTCCGGGGACGTCTCTGATTCATCCCAAGCCTTATGACCAGTCCAGCTCAACTCCTCTTAACCAGATTGTTTTGAGAGGCATGTCTGTCCAGTACAGCAGCGGATCGACAATCAATTATTATACATGCATCCAGGACTGGGATCCGAGTTACAAGGGAGAGTCTAATGATCCGGGATCGTATGGTAATTATTTCCGCTGGGGGGCGTTTGTCACCGGAAAACAGCCTCTACCTTGTAAAACTGCATGGTCTGTAACAACGGCGGGCGAGTGGAAAGCAGGCTGGTATATCGTCCGGCAAAAAGAGGGTGCCGGGGTGCTTAACGGGTATTTCGATTGGGATTGGGAAACGATGAAATACATGGAATCCTCAGATGGAAATATGCGTAATTATTCGCTTTCCGGCCTGGAGGATGATCTATGCTTGATTGGCCTTGTGATTTGCTGGTCGAGCGGGAACAATGTGGGAAATCCACAACTTGACGTGGACGGCTTCGACTTAAAGCAATACTGCAAAATCACTTCAAAGAGGCCTGGATTTGCCGGGTTCGTCGTCTCTAATTACATCGGGCTTTCCGGCTCGTGGGAAACTCATGACTGGTCTTTGGAGGCATTCGGCCACAAGAACGGTTACCCCCGCGCCATTGGCTTCCACCAGGACCGCATCTGGTTTGGCGGTACGGCCAAGCAGCCGCAGACTGTTTGGGCAAGCGCAGTTGGTGACTACTACAATTTTGACGCTGACGAGGATGGAGCTGATGCTTCCCTTCGCTTCACGATGGCTTCTTCCGGGCAGAACATGATTTGCTGGATTTCTCCTCAGCGCGGGCTTGCTGTTGGCACGACTGACGCGGAATGGACTCTCACAGGTGACAAGGGGATTATTGATGCCGAGGGGGCTTTCTTCTCGGTGCAGTCTCACGTTGGGAGTGCGGCTGATGTTGATGCTGCAGGAATCGAAAACGGCCTTGTGTATGTGCAGAGGGACAAGCGGCACGTCAGGCAGTATGCGTATAGTTTGGAGGCTGACGGCTACATGGCCGAGGATCTTACTTTGCTGGCGGATCACATCCTTCAGGCTGGGGTTGTTGAAGTGGCGTATCAGCGGAGCCCCTACCCGGTTCTGTGGTGCCTTCTCGAAGATGGGACGTGTGCTTGTTTGACGTATAATATGCTCCAGCAGGTCAAGGCATGGGGGAGAGTCGATACTGCCGGCTCCATCAAGAGCATTGCTATCCTGCCGCGGGCGGATGGTTTGGCCGATGAGATATGGATGCTGGTCGACCGGGGGACGTGGTGCCTCGAGGCAATCAAGCCGGACAATCCTTTTGTGGATGGCTCTTCGGATTACGTTTCCGAGATGGTGACGAACGATCTTGAGTTCGTGCAATCCATGGGCGTGAAGAAGCAGGATAGCAAGCTGATGGCTTATGTCCGGCGCGATGGCGACAATGTGGTGACGGTCAGCAATGACGGCGTGGAGTGGTATTCACCGGGGATTCCTGTTTCAGAAATGAACGGATGGACGGCGTTCTGGGGTATGCCGTCCTGGGACTACTCGCATCGGGCGGGTATCCGCGTTTCGGGTAATGGCAAATTTGAACTATACGGAATCAAACTATGAGCTTTAGCAAAGAAAACTTCGGGCTGGAAGGCATAACCGACAAAGAAACCCTGAATGCGATTGGGAACACGGCTGGCGTCCTGTCGGTCGGCTCGTCAGCCCTTTCCGGCATCATGGGCTATCAGTCTGCCATGGGTCAGGCACGAGTGCTTGATCAGAACGCGGCCAGTCTGGATCTAGCGGCGAAGCAGACGCTGATTGATTCGGGCATCAATGGACGGCGGGCAAGGCACAATCAGGCCGATACCGTTAGCCAGGCTTCGGCGGCTCTCGGAGCGCGGGGCATGACGGCGGACGGTTCGGGAGGCAGGCAGGGGCTTTCTCTTGCTCAACAGGCGGAGGTGGCAATCAATGATGCGGCGGGCAAGGCTGTACAGGAGGCGCAGATAATCAATTACCAGGCGAACCTTAAGAGGTGGGAGGCACGACAGACAAGGAAGGCTGCCAAGTGGGGTGTCTTGAGCTCCGCGATTAATTCGGCGGCAAAGGTTGGCGGCACGCTGATAGGCGGACCTATTGGAGGACAGATTGGCTCTATTGCGGCGCAACAATTCACACAAAGATAAAACTATGGCACAAATCCCCTATTACAGGCCGGCGGACGGACGACTTGGCAACCAGGCTAACCCAGGATACGGAGGCATGGCAGCGGGAGCGGCGGCGAATTCTCTTAGTACCGCATCCCAGGCTATGGCGTTTCTTCAGCAGGAAGCGGGCGATCAAATTGAGAAGATTAACAAGATTGAAGACGATGGAGCTGCGTCTGGATACAAAATCAGAGTCAATGACATTAATGCCCAGCTCCAGGAGAAGATTGCGGCGGAGCCTTTTGCGTTCGACAAGCACTTGAAGTGGGCAGATGAGGCGGCTGCCAGAATCAGGGAGCTGAAGCCGAAGTTTAATGATGAGATGCTGATCGCCCGGTTTGAGGGATTCCAGCAGGAGGAGGACGCTAAGGCATTGCTTATCAATACCGCCAAGGGTGTGCAGGACGGGAAGATTCGGGTCGCGGGGAGAAATGCCGCCGCCCTGACAGATATGTACATCAAACAGGGAAATTATGATGCCTCTGTTGAAGCTGCAAAGTCAAATCCGACTCTAACGGAAGGTGAAAAACAGGCTCAAATTTGGGAAATAAATGGAATGAAAGAATTTAATGGCATGAGAGATCTCATTAATATATCCCCCCAAGAAGCAGCAAAACGACTAAATGATCCTAGTGATCTGACTTATTTGACATTACAGCAAAGGAATGTTCTGGAATCCAGCCTTGCGCAATACAGAAAAGCAAATGAAGAGAAGATCTATAAGGACAACAAGAGCGGCAAATTGACTCCTGAGATGGTCAGGGATGGGGTTGATAATGGATTTATCAGGATTGGAGATGCAAATATTCTCATGCTCCAGGCATCCGGAAGAATGGACTTCGCTTATCCTATCATGCAAAGAAAAGCCCGTTATGAAGCCAATGCCGCCCCGGATCCAATTCTCCCAAATGGAAAGCCAAACCCGGAATTTGAAGATTGGGCGGGGCAGTTTACGACTAGATGGAAAGGGTTGAATTTGAGTGAAAAGGATATTGGAAATATTATTAATGGAATGAAGGATGTGGATCCTGAACATCCTGATATTGACGTTACCGGGCTTCTTCGGATAGCGAGAGAATCAGGAAATCTCAACAAGAACTATTCTCCATATAAGGATAATGGCGGAACTCTTTTAATGAGATACAAGGATGGGGAAAGAGTACCTCTGATGGATGAAAAAGGAGAGAAACGGAAGGATGCTGCAGGGAATCCTGTTCTTTTCAACAGATATATGCTTTCTGAACAAGAGGCATACGAAAATGAACAATGGGTTGATGTAAAATTCAGGGAATGGCGGCAAACAACCGAAGGAAGAATGGCTTCTCCTGCCATGCAGGATAAGAAGATCCGGGAATTGATTGGTGCCAGAACAGGAAAATATTTTTCTCATGTTACCGTGCAAAATTTCGGGAACCGGGATGAACAGCAAAAGAGTCTGGCTTATATGCGATGGGGGCGCGAACGGAGCCGGCAGTATGCAAAATCGTCTATTGACTTGGAGAATGACGCTATGATGGAAGCGGCAAAATCTTATGCCGCACGTACTGCGTCTATTGATATGAAATACACGAAAATTAACGAGAATGTCCAATCGAAGGGAGTTCTTGTTTCTCCTGATATTGCAATGAGCCTGCCGGAGTCCGTTAGAAACGATGTCGCATCTGGTAAGGTGAAATTGGAAGATGCCGTATCCGGAGCTGAAATTACGATGACTACATCAGATGGGTACAGGATTAAAACCCGTATTGTTGGCGTGGATAAAAGTCTTGTGAATGGACAGATTTCTTTCGGAACACTTGAAGCCAATGAGAGGTGTTATACTAATGGATCCAAGCCTTCGCTAAATGGAGCCGTCATTACAATACCGAAGAACAGGAACATGCCTCCCGGATACAAGAAGGTTGGGATCATTAATAGCGATGATGATCGCTTAAAGGGGGCGGATGCCGGACTCGTGCCCATTGATCCAGCAGGAATGCCGTATGGGGATCTCATGGATCCTGATGATCCCTCTCTGCTTCCGCCGCTAGAGAAAGAAGCAGAACTTGCACAACAAATGTCCGATTTTCAATAATGCCATGAATACACAAACTTTTTCTATGCCGGGTCAACTGACTGGCGACAATGATATTTTTTCAAAATTGGGGCTAAAGAATCCTTTTGTGGTTGATTCTCAGGAGGATTTTGAAAATGCGTGGGATTACCTGCCTGTTTTGAATCATGAAAGCGAGATGCAGAAGAGACTTGTTTTTTCCATGATGGATTATGAGGACCGCATGAAGGCTGTCGGGAAAAATCCATTACAGGAAATGAGAACTTCAAGAGCTGTCAGGAAAACCGATTTCGCTACATACGCCTCCCTTGATTTGGAAAGCCCGGAGGTGTTTCAAGAGGCAAAAGAGGCTCTCGGTGATGAGGCAGATATTTTGAAATCGATGCCACTGGAATCACGGAAGGATTGGGCAGTGGGAGCGGCGACCGAAGCATATTATGGAACGGACACAATGATGAATCGGAATCTTCTTGCAGAAAAATTGAAGGCAAAGGATTCCAAAACTGATTCTATTTTTGAGACCTTGCGTACGATAGGAGACAAAAGGCGAAATGAATTCTTGCGAGTTAAGAATGAGGTTTCCAAGGCTCGCCAAGCGGCGATTGGATATGTTCTGAATCAGTCCGGTAATCCTGAGGTGATTGGAGGAGAACCTGTCTTTGATAGTGCCGAAAGCTTGCAAGAATGGGAGCGTATCCGATGGAGTGCATACCGTGCGCGTGATTGGGCCGCCAAATGGACGTATGAGTTCATGCAGCAGAAATATGGCGGGGCCCTGAGCCAGAACGAATTTGTCAGGTCGCTGGCAGCATTGAGGACAGATGATAAGGAGGCTTATTATCTTGTCATGGATGCTTTTACATCCGAGATGAAGGGAGAACAGGACAATAATATTCCTTTCCTGTCATCTGGAGCAGGTGAATTGCTTCGCATAGTCAGAGGACTTCGGTCTACTGCCCTTGGAATTGCCACCAAGGGCTTAACTCCAGAGGAAAGTCAGGTTCTAATTGATTTGCGAAGTGTGGCCGACTTGTCATGGCAGGCACCGGAGGGATCCGGGATTGTAAGAGAGCTTGCCGATGGAGCAGGGACGGCAATTGCACAAACTCTAGCTTTTATGGCTACTAAAGGCGGAAGTGTTATTGCCGGAGGGGAAGAGAGATTTCGTCAGAAACGGGCAGAGGGTAATTCCGTCTACCAGTCTTTTATTGCCGGAGCTAATAATGCCGCTGCAAACTATGCTGTCGAAAGAGTAACTCTTGGATCATTCGGGCAACTTCGAAGGTTCGGTATCCGTACCCCGTTCGGTAAAATGAACGGAGCTGTGGACAATTGGATTAACAAAGGCGGCTTATTTAAAAGGTATGCTAAAGGGACGGCTGTAAACACATTGGGTGAAATAGGGGAAAACTTTGCTACACCCCTTGTGGAATATGGTCTTGATAATAGTCTTTCCTATATGCTGGGGGCGGGGAAGTTAATGAGGTGGGAGGAAGCGATGGATGAATTTCATGCGGCCGCTGATTGGAAAACAAACGTTGAGACATTTTTGGTGTCTGCATTGATGGGGGGAGTTACTGCCGGTTATGGAAAGATTGATCGCGTCAGGGAAATCCGTGATGCCGTACGAGAGATGGGAATGGTTCAAAGAAATGGCATCTTAAAGGTTTGCGAATCTCCCGATTTGCTGCGCGAGCTGGGAGCTACGGAGCAGGAAATTGCAAGGATTTCCAATACTGCCAACCCGGATAAACAGATTGGCCGTTTTCTTGATATGAAAGCAGCATGGGATCTTAGGCGTCAAACTCAGATAGATGAAGAAAAACAAGTAGGCAGCAATGATTCTGACAAGACGGCAACCTCAGAAGAATCACAATCCAGCCAGACGGAAGAGTTATCAGAAACTGATGTTGTAGCTGTTCCTATTGATTTCCCATCCGTGCGGGATCTCATGAAGGCGGGAGAGATTGACTTATTTGAGCGGGGTAATGACGGGTTGTGGATTGTGACTAGACGGGATACTGGCGAAAAACTATCTATGGATGAAAACCAGGCAATCCATTATATGAACGCTCAATTAACCGCGGCGCAAAGGCAAAATATTTTTGTCGAAGAAAACAGGGCGGCTGCACGTGGAGCCGTCGAGTATCTTCAGCATAAGGACCCCGGACTTGTTTTTGAGAGAATGAATGGAGTCCAAACTATTGCACGCCTGGAGGCACAAGCCAGGATTGCGAGCGATGCTATCGCCAAACTCAACCTTGAGGGAGCAAGGAACGCCGAATCACTTGTTGACCCGTCTTTGTCTAATTATATGCCTCTTGGAGCCATCCGTGATCTTCCCGGCAAACTCCGCGAGCGCATACGTACGGAAAATGAAATGGCAGGCCGCGAAGTCATTACTGAACAGAATGCAGCGACGAATGCCTACAATTTTATTCTGGATGACGGGAAAGCCTTGATCAGATGGGTTGAAGAACGTGCTTCCATGAATGAAATCCTGGAAGAAGGAATGGAAATTTTTGCCAGGAGAGACTTTGCCAGACGAGGGGGAACCCAATGGCATATCGATAATTTGCGGGCATTGCAGATGACCGAGTATTACAAGAAGCTGGACTTGGGAGAACTTGTTCCCGCAGAGGGAAATGTGGAAGAATCCCGTGTTGTTGAAGCTTTGTCCAGAGTCGGCAAATCTGTCATGACCAACAGGATTGACGAAACGAAGCTTCCGGAACAAAGCCGCAGGTTTATCAATTGGCTTAAAAGAGTATGGGCGGCTATTCGTAATCTCGCCAGATTGGGAGCGGCTGTGGATAGTGCCGCAAAATCTGGAAAAATTGAGGGGGATTGGCACAGGTTTGTCTATGAGATGGCCGGAGTTTCCAGTGAAAGCTATAGGCTGGAAGGCAATAAGGCTGCTGCCGACATGATTCGGGAATCATCCCGGCATGCGGTTGGTTTTTCCGTTTCGGAAACAATAAGGTCTCTTGAGGGAGATCCCAATAAGAAGAATGTCTTTGATTTTGTTGATCGTATTTTTGAGAGCGAGGAAAAAGACAAGACGAAACTTGGCGCGATTTCGTATAGAGAGGTCTCACCCAGAGAGATTGAAGACATTAAAAGCGGTTTGGGAATAGATGTTTCCGGCATGATGCACGAATTCAGGGCGGAGGCAATTGTCCATGCTATCAATAGACACGGAAACGACAGTTCATTGAACAGAGGCCAGCTTGATCTTACGAAAGAAGATATAAAGCTTATTCTGGATGTGATTGATAATTATGATGCCATGCATTTCAAAAAAGGGGATGGGAATTCTTCGTCAGTGATTTACGTTAAACAATATCCACATGGAGAAATTCACACGGTAGAGAATGTCATAGAAACAACCCTGAGAAGAAGTAAAAAGCCCAGACTGTCGTTTAAGACGGCCTGGGTTAGGAGTACCATTGGATCAATGCCCAACACAATGGAGGTTTATACTCCCCGTACTTCCAGAGAGATTAAGAATGAAAATGATTCCAATGTCAATGGGAAACCGGGTGTAGATTTCTCCGTTGCTTCCCGTGAGTCATTCGATGATTTCATGCGTAAACTGGATAACTCGGGGCATGCCGCGAAGGCAAAGTTCTGGGATGCTACAGCAAAACGGGCTCGCAAGGAAATCGACCGGGTAAACGGGCTATTGAAAACATCAAAGGCGAAAAGAGTCGAGTTCTTAAAGGCCGTCATTCGTTCATCCTCTGTGATTAATACGGCGGCCAACATGCTTCCGCGTGGCTACAAATTTGGTATAGATCCGTATGTTACTTGGATGACAAAGTATGCCGAAGCTGCTACTACGGGAAAAATGAAGTTGGATGATGTTCCCGATTTCATTTCAGAACCAATGGCGAAGAGAATTGATGAACTTGAGGCGGCGCATGGAGTTGAATCCTGGGCGGAAGAGAAGGCCGATGTGCTTTTTCGCCGCTTCCTGGACAGAGTGGATGAAAAGATTGAGGAGTATGCAGCCGATAAATATCGAGAGTCGTTGAGGCGAATTGCGGACGGAAATCTGAGTGTAGTCAATAAAAAGACCGAGAAATATGGGGTGTCTCGAAAAATGGGAGCCGAAGATCAGGCTATCCTGATGAGAATAAAAAAGTATATGGATCTTGATGGGAGCCAGATGCAGGGGGCTATTGCCGACTTGATGGAGCAACAGAATAATATTTCCGCTGATTCCAGGCTGGACGCATCGGATAGAAACCGTCAAATGGATGAGATAGACACGGAAATACTGCGACTCAAGACGTTTGGAAATATTCAAGAAGCTTCCATTGATGAGCTGAGTACTGCGGTTAATGTGCTTCTTGATTTTGTTTCATCCGGGAAGGAACGATGGAAAAAGGTTCTTGATGATCGTAAGGAACGTATTGACAAAATCGCTGATGAGATCATTACGGAATCCACTATTAAGGCCGAGAGCGGCAACACATTGACAAAACAGAAGGTGGCGGAATGGGAGGATGGCGAAGGCAAATTGCATACAGGAGGGGCTCCTGTGCCAATGGGTAAAATGCTTGCTGCAGCATTAAATGGCCCGCAGTTATTTGAAGTATTGAAAACAATACCGGGGGTTAGTCGATACGCTGATGAGTTTGGCCGTGAACTTGGATCAGTATCAACGCAAGTCGATACAAGGATGCACGAAATCAAGGATCGGCTTGTCAAGGCTGCGAAGAAAATAACGGGCAAGAAAGGGCGCGAGTTTTACAGATGGCAGAATGATGCATTAAAGGTGCGGGACACTGGCATATGGATCAAGCCGGCAGAGGCGCACAAGAAAAGCATTTCAATAGATGATGCAAAGAAGTTTGTCGAAACTGATTTTTCGGGAAGTGATTTTGTCCCGGCGGAACGTGCGGCAATCAGGGATGCCCTGGAAAGATACAACGGCAGGAGCCGGGAAGAGATTGATAGAGACCGGCATAAAAAACTGCAATATGAATATGTCACGTATGGTGAACGCCAGAAATATGTAGCCAGCAAAATGTCCGCATTGAACGATTTGCTTGGATTGAGGCAAAGAAGATACAGGTTCAATTATGCTCTTGCCGGATTCTCTGATGATGTTGTTGCAAAGATCGAGAAATTTTGCGGGAAGGAAGTACTTGAGCTTGGCGAATATATGAGAAGGGAAATGGACTGGAACCGCGACAAGGGAATAGCTCCTGTGTATGAAAAAATGTTTGGCGTTCCTTTTGCTTCTGAGGAAAATTATTGGCCGGGGCAGTTTGATGTAGCAGAAACCCTGAAGAGCGACAAAGATGATAAGCCTGCCGGCGGAACACCGTCGGGCATGTTTGGGGGATTCAATCGTTTCCTGATGTCTCGAATTCGACATAATGCCAAACCTGATCTAACAATGAGCGCCACGGAGGTTTATTTGAGGCACATGACGGAAACAAATACATGGATATGTACTGCGGAAACTCTCAATAATGCCAAGACGCTTCTGCGAAGGAAAGAGGTATCTGATGCGATCAAGTTAAATGCCGGCGAATCTTTTTATAGTGCACTTATTGACAGAATCAAAATGCTTGAGAATGCAGGAATGAAAGATTCCGGACGCTTAAAATCTGATTTTGCAATGATGCAGGCATGCATGGGACCCCAGGCATTAGGGCTCTTGTCGGGCAATGTGAATACAGTTATCCGTCAGCTGGAGGCAATAGCCAATGGGGCTGTGGCTCCTGGTGTTTCTCCGGTCGCATGGATTGGGTCTATGGGGAGTGTTTTAACAGGGCGTTCCAATAAGACCATTGCGAGGCTCTGGAAGAGCAATATATTCAAGCGCCGTGTAAATGGAGCCAGGGATGGACGGTTTGATATCAAGATGGCAACTGAGGCGATGTCTACGCCATCCGGAATGCATTATCCCGAATTGCTGCGGCAGGTGCAAATGGGAATGGTTCCCATGGAATATGTGGACGCAGGGGCAAATGTTCTTTCCTTCGCGGCTGTATATGATTCCAAGGTGTTGGAATACAAGAAGAGGATTGAAGAAGAAAATAAAAGAGCTCCAGAAAGGGAGCGTTTAAGCGAGAGGCAGATTGAAGATCAGGCGAATGAAGCAGCACGCAATGATGTGGAATACGGCCTTGCTGTTAGCGCCGCTCCGATCGACCCATGGACCAGATCATTATTGTCCGGGACATGGTCTCAAGTATTTACGTTTATGGGGAATGATGCCATAAAATCGGCGGCCCGTTCAATTATGTACCTGGAAGAGGGAAGGATGCTTATGAGGCAAGGCAAGAAGATTGATGCCTGGAAGCAGATGGGGAGAGCCGGAGCTTCATGGTTTATATCGGGTTTGTTGAATCAGATGATTGCTTTTGCAATCGATTGGTTTAATGACGATGAGCCGGGCATGCCGGAATGGGAAGACTATATGCTTGGTATTTTACTTGGTCCGGCAAATGCTCTCCCATTTTTGGGAGGCATCAGTGAAGCATTAAATTGGGCCGCTGGCGTTGAACAACGATTTGGCGGGACCGGGAATGCCTTGTTTAATCCGGTCGGAGCCATGAGGGCATTGAACAAAATATGGAAAATGGCAAATGACGACAAGGAAGACTCATGGATTGACTATGCCAAGGCTGGAGCCAATGTTGTGAAGAGCGGCGGCATTGCCGGGGCCGTGGCGTCGAAGACTATGATTGGCGCGACGAAATTGGGCGGGACAATTTACGCAACTGGACTTATGGGATCAACATTTGCTAATCTATCGAAATTTACTGTTGGGTTGTTGGACAATCTCGGGATACAGGATGATGCTAAGGATAGAAAAGAACTGAAGGCGCAAATAAGGAAAGAGATGAAAAATGCAAGAGAAAAATAATAGACAAATAAAAGACAATGTTTTCATAACTAATTTATTATAAATAATTATTTGGTGAAAATCTCTTCAATGGCATTGAAGAGGTCAGCGGTTCGAACCCGCTATGCTCCACCAAATAAAGCCCGCAAGTTAATCGCTTGCGGGCTTTTCTTT